AATGCATCATCGAACGGAGAGCCGATCAATATGGTCGTGAAAGTTGATGCAGAAGCGGCAAGCCGACTAGATAGCTATCTCCAAGAAAAAATAGAGGCCGCTAAGGCAGGCAGCACAGATCGACCTTTTTTTGATTTTAATCACGATGATCGTGAAGCGGCAGCCTGGCCAACAGAAATTTATTGGGGCGGGGATGACAAGCTGACAGGCGGAGTTCGAGCCAAGGTCGAATGGTCTGGTGCGGGTATGAGTGCAATCAAGGATAAGCTTTTTCGCAGGTTTTCACCTAGCTTTATACCTGACGAGGAAGGCAGAGTCATCAGCTCCGATACTAACATGGGGGGTCTAGTCAACAGGGCTGCGTTTCAAGCGATTCAACCATTATTTGCCAAGCGCAACGACGAACGTATTGACATAGATGATAAATCTACTAAACGTCTAACAATTAAAACTAAATTAACCCTATTGAAGCATGGACAAGGATCTTAAAATTTTAAACGCAAAAATCGAAAAAACGCTCCGCCAGGTAGATGCTTCGGGATTTAGCGATGCAGCAAGGGCAGCATCAGAAAGAGCGCGCAGAGCATTGGGATGGCCAGGACTAAGCCAAGCATGGAATAAAGCAACCGGGGGGGGCACACCAAGCTACGAGGAGAAAGACCCGGAAGATTGGGGCGGCAAAGAGGCCGCAGACGCGGCAGAAAAGCTTGAGGAGCTGCAGGACGAAGAAAAGACTGGCACTAAGGAGTATGAAGATCTCTTACAGGCATGTTTTACCTACCTGGATGATAATCCATCAGCATTTGAAGGCGACAATATGCGCTCGATTGATACTATGGAGGATGCCATTGAAGATGCAGGCAGACAGACGCCTACTACATTTGACGAAGAAAGAGACGCTTTTGACGAGTTAGATTTTCGGACAGGTGACATACCCTACGGATCTGAAGGCGACCCCAGGGGCGACAGCGATGTAGATTTCCAACGAGAAGAACGCGAGAGCATGGAAGAAATCGATCGACGCGCGGCAGAGCGAGAGGAAGAACAAGAGCAGCGCCGACCAGAAGGACGAGGTGACTCAAGTCAAGATTTCCAGGATCAAGAGCGCGAAAGCATGGAGGATATTGACCGACGCGCGGCAGAGCGAGAGGAACAAGCACAGTTGCGGGCACCTGAAGATCTAGGCGACTCAAGTCAAGATTTCCAGGATCAAGAACGTGAGAGCATGGACGCTATTGATCGTAGACGTCAAGAGCTGCAGGAAGCTAGAGAACAAGAGGAAGCAGACGCTCGCAATATGACGCTAGCGGACTACCAAGAACAGTTCCGTGAGACTATGCGGGGAATGGGGGTGGATCCAGGAGAGACATTTGATCCTAGAAATCCAGGCGAATTCCCAGCACTACCGCAGAGTCAAGATGCCGTTGACAGATTTGCAGAGTTTGACCGTCAGATGCGCGGACTACCCTCAGCGGAAGCACAGGTCAATGATCTGGGAAACATGGATCAAGGCCGCAGCAGCGCAGATCCCCGGCGCGAAGAATTCAATAATGAGCTTTCCAAAGTATTGGACACGATTGAAAACTCTGCAAATTCTGCACGGCTGCGCGATCAGCTGCGTAATCAAGATGCTTTTACCGACATTGACAACTATATCGACCCTAGAACCGGAAATGAACTAAGAGAATCGCCTGGCTGGAGACAGGATAACGAAGACAGCTAGCATGGCAGAAAAGAAGACACGCAAGCAGCTATACGGAAACGGCACGACATATCGAAGCGAAGGCAAGACGATTAAGCGTGTGGCATATCCTGGCACCAAGCGCGGAGACGCATATTGCGCTAGATCATCTGGGCAAAAATCTACACCAAAAGTTAGGCAGCGTCGAAGTGATTGGGGCTGCCGAGGTAAAAAGTCAGTCAAAAAATAACTAAAGCAACTATGAAAGAACTTGAGAAAAATGTAAATAAGCTGTGCAGCCTGGTCAAAGCCCAGGACGTAGCTCTTAAAAAATATGCAGCGCACCATGCCAAGATCAAGGCAAAGCAAGCAGATCGAGCTATCAAAAAGGCAATCGATGCCGGCCAGCTAGCACCAAAGGATGAGGAGATCATCGGATTCTGGAAAGAATCATTGATGAACAACTTTGATAAGACTGCAATTGCACTCAGCAAGCTGCCAGTTAATGCAGCACTTAGCAAGGTGACAGCAAGCGAACCAAAGCGCAGGACAATTCTGAATCGACTCGGTGAGCAAAACAATCTTCTAGCGGAGGCCAAGAAGACTATGCCTAACGAGCCATTCACGGCTATTTATGCGAAAGCTAAGCTTGAGAATCCGAAACTCTTTTCTTAAATAATTAACCAAAATATATCATGATACCAAACCAACCACGCGAAAATGCAATAGTAGAAACATTTCCTACTGTTGACCTAACGGACTATGTAGGATGTGCAGCATATTATAGAACAGCTGGCACGCGGGACATTAAAACCCTTGAGCTATGGGATCCTAATGACCACAACCTCGGTCCACAAGCAATTATCTCGGCTGCAACTGCAGACAACGCTGCAGCAACGCTCACCTACGGAGGACTGAGCGGCACAGTATTGGTCAAAGCTGTCGAAGAAATATCAGGAGGAAATGAAATTTACTTCGTCAACAATGGCACTGACATTGGGTTTGCAGATCGAGACGAGGAGTCTTATGCCGGCACCTGGTATGTTTGCGGAATGGCCGTAGAGGGAGGCCAGGCAGGAGATTTTATTGAAGCTTGTATCTGCAAACCATTTCAAATCACTATCTAAAAAACTAAATATCATGATTGCAAATCAGCCACGATACAATTCGAAGATACTAGTTGAAACATCACAAGATTTATCTGCGTATGTAGGATGTGCTGTCGCATATACAAACAATATACATCCGGACGTAGAGATATGGGATGTCGATGAGCATAGTGCGCCACCAGCAGGAATCATAATTTCTGAAGATGATGGCAGCGTGACAGTAGGGATGTTAAATGGCGGCCTATGTGGCACAGTGCTTGTTAAACTCCTAGAAGATGTCACGGGAGGTGATCGAATCTACTTCGTAAACAATTCTGACATACCAGCACAAGGAACTGGTTTTGCAGGCGCGGGAAATGAGACGTATAGCGGAGAATGGTATATCTGCGGCATGACTCTCGAGCCAGGCAAGGCAGGTGAATATGTGGAAGCATGTGTAGCAACACCTAGTGTATTTACTATCTAAAATATTATGATCGCAAACCAACCACGAACTAATGCAATCTTAGCATATCATCACTCTGACGATTTTTCCGACAAGGAGGGCTATGTAGTGCAAATCGCAACGCAAGGAGCGGTAGGATCACTGTCACTCTATTCTGTCTCAGATACATCTGTTCCCTTTGGCGTAATTACGCATGGCGGCACAGAGGAGTCATCTGTTGCAATACTAGGCGGCGGAGTAGCAGGCACAGTTTTAATGTCAATTGAGTCAGGAACTGTCCAGGCAGGGCAACAATTAGAGCTCGTCAACGGCGGCCAGGTAAAGCTCGACACAGGCAATAATCCACGCATTCTGCTTGCAGTAGCACTAGAAGCTGGAGAGGCAGATGATCTTATTGAATGTGCAATATTTAATCCAGTATCAACAACCTAATAAAATAAAACCATGAGCACTAATACATTTAATGTAACTCTAACGAACTATGCGCGAGGACTGGCGCAAGAGCTAGACACTAGCCTTGCAAGTTTCATCGCACCAGAAGTTGTCGTCCCGGCAGCTACTGGTCAATACAAGAACTTTTCTGACAAGAACAACTTCCAGGTGCACGACACAGCGCGTGCAATTGGAGGCACGGCTCGTCGTCTACAGTTTTCTGCAACTGATCCGACATACAACTGCTTGCCACAAGCTCTTGAAGTCGCAATTGACGACCACGAGCGCGCGCAAGCGGGTGACGGAGATCCTCTAGGCCTGGAAGAAGCAAAGACGAAGACATTGATTCAGTCGGCGCTGACTTCGCACGAGCAAAAGGTATTCAGCAGCGTAGCAGCGGCAGTTGCTGCGGAAGCTGGAGTTGGCGTTTGGTCTAACGACGCAAATGATCCAATCGCGGAAATTGATGCCTTCATCGAAGAAATCACAACCGAGACTGGCAAGATGCCAAATCGCATCGTGATGGGACTACCCGCCTGGGCGGCAGTTCGCCACAATGCTAAAGTGATTGATCGCTTTCCCGGTGCAGCACAAATTGGAGTGTCCACAGGACAATTCTCCTCGCTGTTGCTGAACCCAGAGATTGAGCTGCGCATCGGCGTCATGTCATACGACCAAAACAAATTTGGTAACGTAAACGACAACGCAAATGTCGTAGGATCTGAGACCTATATCTTCCAAGGCCAAGATTCTCCTAGCCTTTATGATCCAAGTTTCTGCAAGACATTTCGGACACGTTCTGGCGGCGTAGATGTAGTTCGCACTTATCGCGAAGACTCAAGCCGCTCTGATGTCATTGCAATTGACTGGAGTGAAGATTTCCAAGTTACCAGTGCTGTGTGTGCAAAACGCATCACAGTTAGCTAGTTTTTTGTTGTCATAGCAATACCTGAAAAGGGGCGCTCTTTCTTCTTGGGGTAGGGGAAAGGGCGCTTGCTATTGGCATGTAAATATACTCTTATGAAAAGCATGCCACACGAAATTTTGAGTCCGCTTATAAAAATATGGGGAGTTGTCGCAATAGGACAATCCGCAGCACTAACTTTAAATTCTAGCGCCCAGGCATTCATGTATCTCTGCGCAGGACTTGCATCACTAGCGACTGCCTATTATTACATAACGAAGAAGTGATGACGCCGGAACTGATAGCAATGCTCGGCGGAGGCGCTAGTGGATTCATTATGAAACTGATCGGCGCGCAGATCGACCACCAGGCGCGGCAGTTTGAACGTATGCAAGGCGGCCAGGAAGCGGCAGATAAATCAGCGGATGCGGCAGCCATGCGGGATGGTGGAGTCTATGTCAGACGATTTCTAGTCGTATCTACTGTCTTTGCAATTGTTATAGCACCATTCATTTTTGCCTGGACATCCGTCGATATAAGCGTGGCTAGAGAGTCACAAGGATTTCTTGGTATGTTTAAAAGCGTCAAATGGGACGCAATACAGGGCTTCGTTATTCTGCCTGAAATTAGGCAAACTGCGCTAGCTATTGTAGGATTCTATTTTGGATCAAGCCAAATCAAGTAAAATGTAAGCTAAACCTATGACAACAACACCCCCCCACAACTTGGAGGCAGAAAGAACAATTCTGTGCTCTATATTGCAGGCACCCGATGCCTTTGACGAAGTCAGTCTTAAAATACGCGCAACTGATTTTTATGACACTAAAAACGCACTTATGTATGAGGCGTTCGTGGCATTAGCAAATGCAGGCCGGCCACTAGACGAATTGAACCTACTCGAGCAGCTTAGGAAAGCTGGAAGCGAGGAACGAGTTGGAGGGCTGCCAGCAATTTATGAATTGCAGAGCGGCCGCGGATCAACTCTGTCGGCTTTGTTTGCTTGCGAACAGCTGAAAGAATGCAAGAAGCGGCGCATGGTCATTCGCGCGTGTCGCCTGGCATCAGAGAAAGCGCGGAAAGGCTCTGAACAGATCGGAACTGTCACAGCAACTCTTGAAACTGAACTTGTCACGATAGAAGATGATCAACACTCTGAATTTTCATTGTCTAGCTGCTTGGATAAAGCAACGACCGATCTGACAACAACAGGCAACGAGATGGTTGTTCCCCATGGCATACCCGAATTTGATATTGGACTAACGGATGGAGGACTGAAAGCTGGGCAGATGCATACAATTGGCGCAAGACCAGGGCGAGGCAAGACGACCTTTGCACTTAATACCTGCGGCAGAAATTGTGCAAATGGCAAAGGAGTTGGCATTATATCGCTGGAAATGACAGACGTTGAACTAGTCAAGAAACTTATTAGCGCGGGATCTCAGGTCAATTTTGACAAATTTAAGCAAGGGCTGCAAACGAACGAGGAGCAGAAACGCGTTGATGCGGCTCGCAAGCGCATTGCAAAGTGGAATCTGCACATCTGCGACAATGCCTATATGACAATGGACGACATCACTGCAAAAGCACGAATGTGGAAGCGTCGACATGACATAAACCTATTAGTCATTGACTATTTGCAGCTGATTAAGGCAGACTCTAGCATTCCAAGGGAGCAGCAGGTGGCCGAAATGAGCAGAAAAATCAAACTAGCAGCAAAGACTCTAGAGATACCTATCATTATCTTAGCGCAGCTGAATCGAGGATGTGAGCAGGAAGATCGAGCGCCTAGGCTGACTGATCTGAGAGAAAGCGGAGCGATTGAACAAGACTCTGACATAGTGACATTTCTCTACAATCTCGAGAGCGACATAATGCCAGGCGGCGGCGTAGACTGTTTGCGATGGGTAAGACCAAAGCAGCGCAATGGAACGCCAGGCGCTTATGGGACATTTAGATTTAATGGCGCAGCGGGAATTATTGGATCATGAAAATCGACGAAGT